AGTTTGATACATCAAATTCTGTTGTTAAGAGCTATATTTATTTTAAAAATATTGCTGATAGCACTGACAATAGTTCATATTACACAAACATCGTGTCTGCACCAAGAGATGGAATGATCCATCCAGGGGAAGAGTGGATTAATACTAAATATGAGGTTGTAGATAATATGGTTATCTACCCTCCAGCAAATGTAGATTTTTCGAAGGTATCTATGTTTACAGAATTAATCGTGTCTGTAGACGAAATATCTGAAAAGCCAGTAGCAATAGGCAACTTAGAGTTTTCGTCAATTTGTCTAAATAATGAAGAGCAAACTCCTATTGGAACTAGATATGGAACTGATGTCTATCCATTTACAGAAAATGGATTCTACTATGACTATAAGAGTAAAAATCCATTTAGTGTATATAAGGGGAGTACCCCATATCTTTATCTAACAAAAACTAGTGGAATAAAGCTACGTGGAATGTTTGATGGTAAAAATGTCAGGGGAATAGATATTCCAGTAAACAAAGAAAAAACAAACAATCATAAAATGATTGCTATGCAGATGTTTGCTATGTATGATGATGACTTCTTCCCATATAGCCCAACAGAGGTGTTTGAGATAGTATCAAATACGTCACACCTGAAGTTTTATCTTGAGGCCACACATCCAGACGGCTTGAGAGCAAAAATTTATGCTATTAATGATAAAACTGGTCAGCTAGAAAATGGAATTGGATACTACATAAATGGAAAGATTGTAAAAGAGCCAATTCTAACTATTAAGCAGTGGGCTTCAATTGGAATTGGTTTATCAAACCACCTAGACTTTAGCACTACTGGCGGATCAATCAGAATAACAGGTCCACTGCTTGTGAATAACATATCTCACTATAACTCTGTAAGACTTCAGCAGGTGCAGACAGTGTCTATCAGACCATGGTTTACAGTAAAGGAGTCTGGAAGGCTAAAGTTTGACTGGAGATATTGGGAAGGAATCTTTAAATGGTTCGAGGTTCTAGTGCTATCATCTAGAAATTTCTATGGAGTAGACCCAGCAGACATCTATAGCTCATATGTTGGCACGACCAGACTTATTGTAGACGATAAATCAATATTAAGGCTACTTAGAAGCAAGTATCGTACCATTTCAGACTCAACTCCGCAACTTTTTACAGTTAATGCTGTTTAATATGGTATACTTGTGGTTATGAATAATAAAAAACCACGTTTTCCTGGTCAAGTTGGCGAAACCAAGGTTCAGGTTATAGAAGAAAACTTTTCTTTATTTGGAACATATGTTTGGACTAAGCCAAATGGAAAAGCGTTTACAGATGGCAACGGTAACGCATTGTCAATTGAAGGACTCAAGGATGACAAGGCCAAGATCAAAGAGCTAGCAGATGCTGCTAAATACTGGGGGCAACCAGAAGGACGTGCAGTATTCTATCCAAATATGCGGAAGATCTCAGATGAGGAATACTCAGAGCAGGTAGACAGAATGAATCAGGGTCTTATCCCATCTATGAATGACCTTGGTGCTGTAATCGCTGCTAAGAAAACACTAGAACTTTACGGAGATGAGTAATGTCAGAATACCAGTATCAGATTGGTGCAAGCCTATCATCAGATGAGCAAGATACAGATATCTTTAAGTCACAAGACCCATTTAACAAGCCATGGGATGATCTAAAATCTTTTACTGGTCTAGAGAAAAACTTTAAGCGTCGCTCAGATAGGATTTCTAAGCTAAATGATCCATTGCTTCAGAACAGAGTTGTCAATACTGGCATTGACACAACATCTCCAAGATATCAAGACTCAGCTCTTGCAATAAGAAGCGGTAAAGATGGAGCACAGTCAAAGGAAATTAATCCAGGTACAGTCTTCAGAAACGGTTATGGAATCTTTGATGTTATTACTCCGCCATGGAACCTTTACGAGTTGGCAAACTATTACGACACTTCGTTTGCAAACCATGCAGCTATTGATGCAAAAGTAGAAAATATCGTTGGCCTTGGATATGACTTTGAGGTCTCAAAGAGAACTATGATGTCTCTAGATTCACAAACAAATGAGAGTGCTCTAGAAAAGGCAAAGAAGCGTATCGAGCGTATGAAGGTAGAACTTCGTGATTGGCTAGAAAGTTTAAATAGCGATGAGTCATTTACAAATGTGATGATGAAGGTCATGACTGATTTTGAGGCAACTGGAAACGGATACCTTGAAATTGGTAGAACTGTAAAGGGTGAGATTGGCTATGTTGGACACATTCCATCTACTACCATGCGTGTTCGTAGATTACGTGATGGATATGTTCAGATTATTGGACAGCGTGTGGTTTACTTTAGGAATTTTGGGGCAAACAACCCAAACCCAATTACTGCAGATCCAAGACCAAATGAGATTATTCACTTTAAGTCATACTCACCATTAAACACATTCTATGGTGTACCTGATATTATTTCTGCAATTGGTTCATTGCATGGAGATCAGCTAGCATCGCAATATAACATTGATTACTTTACCAACAAGGGTGTCCCTCGCTATGTTGTTACCCTAAAGGGTGCAAAGCTTTCGGAAGATGCAGAAGATAAGATGTTTAGATTCTTGCAAACAAGTCTTAAGGGGTCTAACCACAGAACACTGTACATTCCCTTGCCTGGAGATTCAGATACTAACAAGGTAGAGTTCAAGATGGAGGCCGTTGAGACTGGAACTCAGGAAGCATCATTTAATGAGTACCGCATCCGCAATCGTGACGATATTTTAGTTGCACACCAGGTCCCACTTTCTAAGATTGGTGGAGGAGACTCTGCTGCTATTGCTGCTGCCCTTGCACAGGATCGCACTTTTAAAGAACAGGTTGCTAGACCAAGACAAGATGCAATTCAGAAGATGATCAACAAGATGATACGTGAAAAGACTGATGTCCTTGAGTTTAAGTTTAATGAGCTAACCCTAACTGACGAAATTGCACAATCGCAGATTCTTGAAAGATACGTTAAGAATAAGATTATTGTGCCAGACGAGGCTCGTGAAATTCTTGGCATGGGGCCAAGACCAGATGGAGATGGCAGCAAGCCATTAGAGGTAAAGCCAGAGCAGTCTCCAAATAGCACAGGCAACGATGCAAGAGATGCAGAACGTGCCAACAATGCTTCTGACAGCACAGCGACGGTTGCTGGAAGAAATCCAAAAGGTGAAGGAAGAGCAAGTCAATAAAAACATGATATAATGTTTTATAATGTTATAAAAACGTAATATTGCAAAAAAGGGCTCTATAATTATACTACAATGACTATTTCTAAGGCACAGTGGACGACAGACGGAAATGACATCCGTCTCTCTATGCCACTCTCAAAAGTTGACCAAGAGAAGCGTATTGTTTCTGGCTTTGCCACGCTTGATAACATTGACAAGCAGGCCGATATTGTCACACCAGAGGCAAGCGTAAACGCATTTAAAAAATTCCGTGGCAATATTCGTGAGATGCACCAGCCAATTTCAGTAGGCAAGATGGTCTCATTTAGAGAAGATAAGTTTTTTGATCCAGAAACCAAAAAGATGTATAACGGCATCTATGTTTCTGCATATATTTCAAAGGGTGCTCAGGATACTTGGGAAAAGGTTCTTGATGGCACTCTTTCTGGTTTTTCTATCGGCGGTAGAATGAATAAGTGGGATGATGCCTACGATGAGAAGATGGATGCAAGTATCCGTATTATTAAGGACTATGATCTTGTTGAGTTGTCACTAGTTGACAACCCAGCTAATCAATTTGCCAACATCCTTTCTGTTCAAAAAGTTGACGGTACAAACGAGGCTTCTGGAATCGCAGTAGATACTGTAATTGAAAATGTATTCTACGACAAAGAAGCTGGCATTGCTATGCTATCAGAAGAAGAGACAATGAATAGTCCAGTTTCTGGTGAGCCAATGCAAAATATAGGTTTCGTTGAAAAGAATGACAGCGAAAAATCAGAAATGATAAAATTCTTAGTTGATAGTGCTAAAGGCATTAGTCTTGCTAAGATGACAAAGGAGGTAAGTCCTATGACAGAAGAGACAACACAAGAAGCAACAGTTGAAAAGACTGATGCAGTTGTTGAAAATTCAGAGGTCGCTCCAGAGGCAGAAGTTGTCGCAGATGCTCCAGCAGAAGATGTAGAAAAGTCAGATGCTGTGGAGAAGAGCGATGACAAAGATGAAGATGACAAGCCAGGTACTGAGGTCATGGAAGAGTCAGACGATGAGTCTGGCAAAGAAGATGACAAGGAAGAGGCTAAGAAGTCAGATGATGTAGAGGATATTTCTAAGGCAGTTGCCGAAATGAAGGAATCTGTTACATCAGCCTTTAGCGATCTTGTATCAACAATCAAGTCAATGCAAGAAGAAATTTCAGTATTGACAAAATCACTCGATTCAGTAAAGAATGAGGTAACTGAGTCAAAGAGTGTATTTAACGAGTTTGGAAAGAGAGTAGATGCAGTAGAAGCAGATACAGCTTTCCGCAAGTCTGGCGATATCGGCGATATCGTGCAGGAACAGCCTGAGACACAGGTTGAAAAATCAATATGGGGCGGACGTTTCCTCAAAACTGCCGATCTATTCAGATAAATCACTTAGGAGGTGACAATATGTCGGAAGAAATTAAGAAAAACAATCCAGATGCAGCAGGTGCTGACAGCGGTCTTTACAACGGTGAAGGTGCATTCGCATCTGGTTCAACAGCTGGTGCTAACGTTCCAGGCAACTACTCTGATGGTGGTGCTCTTGGCAACATCCCAACAGCTAACTTTGGTGTAACAACTGGACCTAACGCAGTAAATCCTTCAGGTGAGGCTGGCAGTGGTATCCTACGCCCTGAGCAGGCACGTCGTTTTATCGACTATGTTTGGGACGCAACTGTTCTTGCAAACGACGGTCGTCGTGTTACAATGAGAGCTAACACCATGGAACTTGAGAAGGTTAACGTTGGTGAGCGTGTTATCCGTGCAGCTGCACAGGCAAACGGTGACTACACAAACACTGGTGCTACATTCTCTAAGGTAGAACTTACAACCAAGAAGATTCGTCTTGACTGGGAAGTTTCTGCTGAGGCTCTAGAAGATGGTATTGAAGGTGGTGCTCTTGAGGATCACCTAGTACGTCTAATGACCAACGCATTCGCTAACGACATTGAAGACCTTGCCATTAATGGTACAGGTACAGGTAACGATGCATTCTTGTCAATCATGAATGGTTTCGTTAACAAGGTTAAGAATGATGGAGATGCACACGAAGCTGTTGTTACAGTAGCTGACAATGCATGGACTCCAGAAGTAATGCAGAAGATTATCTTGGCAATGCCACGTAAGTACCGTGCACTTAAGAACAACCTTAAGTTCTACGCTGGTACTGACGCATTCCAGGGAATCGTAAAGCACAACGGTACACTTGCTGACGCTATTGCTGAAGCATTCGCTGGTACTCCAGCAGGTACCCCTGCAAACCGTCAGGCTTACCTAGACGGTGCTGGTCAGACATTTGGTGGTGCTCGCACTACTCGTGTTCTTGGCGTAGATGTTCAGGAAGTTCCATACTACCCAGAAGGCTACGTTGACCTTACATTCCCTCAGAACCGTGTTTGGGGTATGCAGAGAGACATCACTGTAAACCGTGAATACAAGCCAAAGAAGGACACAATTGAATACACAGTATTCGTCCGCTTTGGTATTCAGTGGGAAGAGCAGGATGCGGTTGCGTTCGCTGACGCTGCTGCAGATAACTAATCTGTAAACAGTACCTTTTAGGGGGCAGGGGCATCCAAGCTCCTGCCCCTTATCTCATATAATAATGTTATAATATACATAGACACCGAAGGAGGAATTATGTCTGAAGATATTAAAAACGAAGATGTAGTCCCAGAAGCAGTTATAGCAGAAAAGCCAGTTATTGCACCAGAAGTTGCTGATAAGGCAGAAGAAATTGTTGCAGAAATTAAGGCAGAAGCTAAAATTGAAGAGGCACCAAAGCCAGCAGAAGATGTTATCACTGGAGCATCAGCTCCATCAACCACAGAAAAGCCAGCTCTTGGCTCAGTGGCAGATGGTGTAATTGGCACATCAACAGCTAAGGCTGCTAAGAAGGCAGCTCCAAAGCCAAAGGTAGAGGAAAAGCGTGATGATGTTGTTGCCCTATATTCTCCAAGAAATCTTCACTGGGAAGGCGTTGGAAGACTCTCTAAGGGCTTTAACGTTGTATCTAAGGATGCAGCTGAGAAATGGCTTACAAGAGACGGAATCCGCCTAGCTGATCCTAAAGAAGTTGCAAAGGGATACGGACTATAATGGAAGTATTGAGGGTTCCACCATTTCCACTAACTACAACATGGGATTTACCAGATCCTAATTACGGCTATATCGTATATGTTGAGGATTTGGTGGACCACTCAATCGAAGAGTCAACCATTACATCTGACTCAAATGGCAGGGTAGTGTACACGCTACCACTTACAAAGGTACAGTTTGATAGACAGTTCCTGATTAGATTTTACGATGCTGAACATGAGCATGTTATTTATGAATCAAATCTAGATATTATTAGACCATACACTGACCCATCACTTCTTGGAACAACTGCATCAGAGATTGCAGAATACAAAATGCTAGAGCTTGTTGCTAGATCAATTATTGACACAGCAACAGACGGTGGATTCTATAACCACAAGTCTATATATCAGGTTTCTGGAAATGGGTCTGACTATATTCCAATTTGGAGAGATGCAAACCGTGTGCTAAAGGTATACGAAAATAATGTTTTGGTTTATGATGCTGATTCTACTAATAATCAGTTTATCTATAGAGTCACACTTGATAACTCAGCAATTGAGAGGGTAGAGACCGATGCCGTTAATAGGCTAGAATCCCCAATCATTAGAGTTCCAGTTGCAAGAGGAGACCTTGCTTTTGGTGTTACAAATCCTGGAAGCTTTCCAGCAAACTATGACTACCTGTTTGTTTTAGACGAAGGGTATCGTGCCATTCCAGCAGATATCGAATATGCGACAAAGCTCCTTATTGAAGATATTAAATGTGGCAAGCTTGATTATTATCAAAGATACGTCACATCATACAACACTGACCAGTTCAGAATTCAATTTGACAAGCAGCTGCTAGAAGGAACAGGTAACGGAATAGTAGACAAGATACTTGAAAAGTATAAGAAGTCTATTACTAAAGTCGGAGTACTGTAATGGTAGTATGCGAAAAAACTGACTTCGTATTCCCAATGACAGCAGAGGTGTTCTATCCTACTGTAGAGCAGGGTGCATACGGCAATGTAAAAAAGTCCTGGATTCACAACAAAACAGTTGCCTGCTATTTTGCATCAGCTGCAGGTGCAGCAAAAGAAGAAGTTATCCCAAATGTAAATATCACCAGAGAACTAGTTTTGGTTGGTCGTGTAAAGTCTGACATCAGAGTTAATATGCAGCAGGATGGTCAGGCAATAACTAATATTGTTGTAAGCAACATTAAAGATAATCTTGGAAATAATATTTATATGGAAACCTCTGGTGTTCGTGATGGTAAGGCAACCATTTTTGAAATTGCTTCTCAAGAGCCAATCGTTGGTCCATTTGGATCAGTAGAATACTATAAGGTTGTTTTGAGAAGATCAGAAAACCAGGGGGTAGATGTCTAATGTCTATTGCAATAACCTGGGATGATAGAGCATTTAAAAAAGAGATGGATAATCTAATACAGTATTCCATTGGATTCTTGGATGGTGTTAAATCTGGCAAGAACGTATTTTTGAATAATTTGGGTAAGTCAACAGTAGATGCCCTAAAAGACTTTATAGACTCAATGGCCAGAGTTGATCACCAAATGTTGCACCATGTCTATGAGTGGAATCAGACTGGAAATCCATCAGCTAGGCTTTTTGACATTAATTATTCTGTAGTTTCTGGAGGCCTATCCATTAATTCAACACTTAGTCAGTCTAAGGTAGCAGCATCTGGAGCAAGTAGACCATTCTACAATAAGGCTTACATAATGGAAAATGGTGTTCCAATCACGATTACTCCAAGAAAAAAAGCACTACGCTTTGAGGTAAATGGAGAAACTGTGTTTACTAAAAAGCCAGTCACAATTACTAATCCTGGTGGACAAGAGGTACAGGGTGGATTTGAGCAGACAATGACAACATTTTTTAATAGCTATTTTTCTCAAGCATTTTTAGAAAGAAGCGGTATTAATAAGTATTTGCAGACACCAACACTATATGATAAATATCTGTCAGCTGGCATGAAGGGTGGACGCTCTGTTGGGTTATCTGCAGGCTATAACTGGATGGCAAAGGCAGGTATTGCATAATGGCAATTTATTATCCACCAGCATTTATTAATGCATATATGCAAGAAAAAATTACAGAATATTTTAGGGATAACCCTCTAGATGGTTTTACAGGTGATACGACATTGCCCTTTTTCCCAACTTCGCCAACAGATATTGATACCCTAATGGACCAATTCCCAAGCGGTAATGGGCAGTTTGCTGTATATGATCGAATGCTAAAAATGCGTAGAAAGCCATTCCCACATATTAAGTCAGAACAGCTGTTGTATTATTTTTATGCTACTGGCCAAAACCCAATACCATTCATTATAGAGGTTGCCCAAAGGGTTCAGGATTTACTAGACAACGAAGATGAATCAGCTCAGGAGCTAAATTCTTGGGCAAGAGCAAAACAGTCCTCAGATCAGCCTTTGCGTGGCGATAACAACGAGGTGCTCCCACTACCATTCTTTCATAAGATTAGGATATATCAGCTAGAAGAGACAAGAGATCTCATAGACTTTGGTACAGCCAGGACCTATGCAGGAAACAAAATAATTATTGATTACGATTGGCATAAATCGTAATTATATCATAAAGGGCGGTATACTTATAACGAGGAAACGAAGCCCACTTATTCCATAAGAAATAAGAGGTGAAAAATATGGCATATACACGTGGTACAAGTGCCAACATTATTGTTGGTGCAGCAGCCCTCTTCACATACGAAGACGGTGTGCTTACTGATGCAGATCTTCCAGCATATGCAGCTGGTAGCTCGTTTGTAGAGACTCTACAGACAGGAGCAACAGCTCTTAACAACTGGACATCTGACGATGGATTCCGCAATGTTGGTTACACCAGCAACGGTCTTGAACTACAGTTCCAGCCTGACTTCGGTGAAGTACAGGTTGACCAGGTTCTTGACGTAGCCAAGCTTTACAAGCAGGGCATGCAGGTTAACATGAACACTACATTTGCTGAAGCTACACTAGAAAACCTTCTATTTGCTCTTGCAAGCAAGGACACCAACCTGACTTCAGGTACAGGTATCCAGACTCTGAATCTTTCAGCAGGTGAGCTTGGTGAGTGCCCAGTAGAGCGTGGTCTAGTTGCAGTTGGTCCTGGTACAGGAGACTGTGCAGCAAATGAGGAAAGAATCTATGTTGCTTACCGTGCACTCTCAATTGAGAATGTTACAGTAGCTGCAAAGCGTGACGAAGCTACCCAGTTTGAGGTATCTTTCCGTCTGCTTCCAAATGACTCAGCATCTTACGGCAAGATCGTTGATCGTACATACTAAAAATTAAATATAGAGAAGGCTGCCCTGGGAAATATCCTGGGGCAGCTTTATTTTTTGCTATAATTAACTAATGGCTACAAGCGTATATACAAAAGAAACAGTCTCTACTATCGATGGTATTGAGATTGAGGTATCTCCACTCAAGATTATTTATCTTAGAGAATTTATGGAGTCTTTTCAGCTGCTTAAAGAAGCCATCAATGATGATATGGCTCTCACCTTTATGTGTGATTGCGTAAGGGTAGCTATGAAGCAGTTTTATCCACAGATAGCTAGTGTTAGAGACGTAGAAGATAATTTTGATATCAAGACAATACGGAATATACTTAAGGCATCTGCTGGTATTAATATAGATCCAGATGAAGAAGATTTGGCTGAGCAAGCAAAGAACGATGAAGAAGGATCTACTTGGGAAACTTTTGATATTGTTCCACTAGAGGCTGAGCTTTTTATGCTTGGAATTTGGAGAGACTTTGAGGACTTAGAAAGGTCAATCTCCATGCCAGAGCTAAAGGCACTTCTAGATGCTAAACGTGAAAAAGATTATGCAGATAAAAAATTTGCTGCTGCTTTGCAGGGCGTAGACCTAGATGAGCAAAGTGGTCGTAAAGAAGAAAATGCCTGGGAAAAGATGAAAGCTAGAGTGTTTAGTGGTGGTAAAGCTAATGACTCAAATGACATATTGGCATACCAAGGAGCTAATGCATCAAAGGTTGGCTTTGGAATTGGTATGGGCCTAGGCTATGAAGATTTACGTCAAAATTAGTCAACCCCTATGATATAATAATATAACCACACAGTATATGTTCTAAGGAGGAACAGTGTCTACAGAAAAGAAAACAATTACTCTTATTGATGGAACAGAAATAGAAATTAGACCTTTGAAGGTTTCACTATTGCGTCAGTTTATGAAGAAGTTTGAGGGGCTGCCAAAGGTAGCAGACAATAACGATAAGTCAATGGATCTACTTATTGAATGCGTACAGATTGCTTTTAAGCAGTATGCACCAGAGATTTCAGAAGACAAGGCAAAGCTTGAGGATAACATAGATTTGCCAACGGTGTACAAGATCATTGAGGAAGCATCAGGTTCTGAGCTTGCTGGACAAGGATTGAGTTCACTTCAAGGATAACCAGGAGTGAGTAGTTGAATGGCTGATATCCAGTCTAATATCCAAGTTAATATTGATACGTCTAGTGCTCTAGCGTCTATCAAAGCTCTTCAGGGTCAGATATCAGCCTTTCAAAAAGAAATGGCTAGCTCTTCAGCAGCCAATGCACTTGTAGCAAAGAATCTTCAAAAGGCATTAATAGATGATGTTAATGCAACTGGTAAATTTTCTGCAAGTATAAAAACTGTTACATCAACAACAGATTACTTTACAAGATCTCTTGAAAAGAATAAGCTCTCACTAGGAGAGTACTTCCGCTATGGAATGGCTTCTAGCAAGAGCTTTTCTCGTATGTTCCAGCACGAGTTTGAAACAATCAATAAGGTTGCTCGTGAACGTGTCAAGGATTTGCAGACACAATATATTTCTCTTGGCAAGGATGCTTCTGGTGCAACCAAAGCTATTGCTATTAGACCGCTTGCACTAGACCTTGAAAGTGTTGCCACTAAAGCACAAATGGCTGCACAAAGAACACAGCTATTTAATCAGATCCTAAAGCAAGGATCTACTAATCTTCTAAACTTTGGTAAGAATACTCAGTGGGCTGGTCGTCAGCTTATGGTTGGTTTTACAATTCCACTTTCTATATTTGGTGCAAAGGCTGCTCAAGAATTTAAAAAGTTAGAAGAGCAGTCAATTAGATTTAAGCGTGTGTATGGCGATTCTATGACAACGCCAGAGCAAGCTGATGAAATGATTCAGCAACTAAGAACTCTTGGTCTTGAGTTTACTAAGTATGGAGTTGCCCTAGAGCAAACAATGGAGCTAGCTGCAAATGCTGCTGCAATGGGTAAGACTGGTCAGGATCTTCTTGCACAGGTTAGCCAAGCAAACGTACTTGGTGTACTTGGTGGGGTAAATCAAGAACAGGCACTCGAAACTACTATATCACTAACCAATGCATTTGGATACAGTGTCGAACAACTTACAAATAAGGTAAACTTCCTTAACGCAGTAGAAAACCAGACAGTCCTATCTATTGAAGATTTGACAACTGCTATCCCAAAGGCTGGTCCTGTTGTTCAGCAATTGGGTGGAGACGTAGAAGATCTAGCCTTCTTCATGACAGCAATGAAGGAAGGTGGAATTAATGCATCAGAAGGTGCTAACGCACTAAAGTCTGGTCTAGCATCTTTGATTAATCCAACAGACAAAGCTTCAAATATGTTGCTTGGTATGGGAATTAACCTTAGAGAGATCGTTTCTCAAAATGAGGGTAACGTTGCTGGTGTAGTTGTTGAATTTGCAAAGGCACTGGACGCACTTGATCCAACAACAAGAGCACAGGCTATTGAACAACTATTTGGCAAGTTCCAGTTCTCACGTCTATCTACACTTTTCCAAAATGTAATTGGCGAAGGAACACAGGCTCAAAGAGTCCTAGAGATTACAAACATGACAACTGCACAGCTTGCTGCAATGTCAAGAAAAGAGCTTGGTCAGGTAGAGCAGTCAGCTCTATACAAGTTCCAAGCTGCTATTGAAAGATTTAATGCTGCCTTGGCACCAGTTGGTGAGCAGTTCATGAAGATGGTCACACCACTGATTGATTTTGGAACTAGAGTGCTAACTATGTTTGATAATATGTCAGATGGTGCAAAGGGATTTGTTACAGCTCTGATTGGAATCGTTGGTGGAATTGCTCCAATCTTCATTATGACATTTGGTCTTGTTGCTAACGCAATTGCAAACGGCATGAAGGGATTCTTGTTTATCAAGAATGCTATTCAGGGTGCCAAGGAACAAACAACAGATCTTGGCCTTCAGACACAATACATGTCTACAGAACAACTAGAGGCAGCAACAATTGCAGCCTCACTTGACCAAGTTCACTCAAAACTTATACAGACATTTACTTCCGAAGCAGGAGCGATTGATAGACTTCGTGTAGCACTAGAAAGAGCTGCTGGAGCACAGGCAAGATTTGGTGGAGCTTCTGTTGCTAGAGGTGCTGCCAAGCCAAAGAATTTTGCAAATGGTGGAATGGTGGTTTCTGGACCTGGTGGTCCAAAGGGAGACAAGATTCCTGCAAACCTTTCAGATGGAGAGGTAGTCCTTTCAGCAGAAACAGTTAAGGAAAATCCAGGCATTGTTGGTGCATTGCTAGCAGGCGGTAAGATTAAGATTCCTGGTTTTGTTGACGGTGGTATTGCTGGTGAAAGAATGCACAGCAGGCAAGCACCTGGAGGATATGAGCAGGCACACTTCTCTGGATACCAAGAGCGTACTGGACGTGAAATACTTAGTCTAGCAAAAGAAGGCTCTAATCTCTACTCAGCTATATTTAAAAAGCTAGAAGCTGAAGCACAACACCTAGGCCTAACAATGGAACAGGTTATGGATCATGTTTTCCAGGCGTATGATAACCGTGTTGTACAAATGTCAGCAAGCCTAAATAATGCATTTGGTCAGTCTGGCATCGGTGGTGGCGTAGAGGCAGGTAGAGTTAAGTCAGAGTTCTCTAAGTCTAGAGAACAAGCTCATGGAATGATTGCTTCACAGCTTGAACGAAATGGTGTTGCACCAGACGAAATTAAGAGTATCCTTACCCAACTGGCAGATCAGGTGGACATGGGATTGTCTCAATTTGGAGACGAAGTTGAGATAACTGGAGAAGATCTAGATAATGTCATTACAGCAGCTTACGAGGCTGTTTCAAAGGGCAACGACAAGCTTAAGAAGGCGTATGACGAGCTTTCTGAAATAAGTGGTTTTGCATCAACAATTCGCAATGCGAAGGGTGGAAACTCAATCACTAGACTAAGTGCTACTGACAGAACTTCTGCTAGCCCATTCTACAAGGCAGATGCTCAGCGTAGAAAGAACTTTGAAGCAGGAATAAAGTATTCACAGAATCCAGATGTTTCATTCTTCCCAAGAGTTTCTAAGAGAGAAATTCCAGAAAGATATACCCCTGCATTTGATGCAATTAGACAGCAAAATCCAGAAGCAGCAACCGCTATCATTCAGGAAGAAGATAAGCGTAAGCGTCTAATGATGATTGAGCAAGAGGCTCACAAACTTGGCATTCAAATTGCTGAAGCAGCAACTGGTGGTGTGGCTGATGGTATTAGAATGGTTACTGACCAACAGTCTCCATCAAAGGAAGCAGACAAGCTTGGACGAAATACTGGTCAAGGATATCTAGATGGTGCTAAGTCTAAGGTTGACGATGCAAGAACAGTTGGTGAGCAAACTGGAGATGCTATGGCTAAAGCTGCAGCATCAAAAGCAAACCTATATGGATCAGTTACTCCAAGTCCAGAGCTTAAGGCTGCAAGAAGAAAATACGGGTCAGTTGACAACATCCCTCCAGCAGTACTAGAAAAGCTAACGACTGGGCTGACCAATGTTGGAGATGCTACAGAAAAGGCATCAATTAGCATTGGCTCTGTTGCTAATCGTGCTATGGCAGCATCTGGTGCACTAAGCTCTGCAGTATTTATGTTACAGGGTTTTGGTATGGATCTTGGTGTATTCGGAGATGCAGTTGGCACATTGTCTAATGCTATGTTTGCTCTAGCTGCTACAACACAACTTGTAAGCAGAAGCCAAACAATTATGAGTGCACTTAATGTTGCTGGTATCGCTAACCTAAAGGGATTTACTGGATTGTTTAAAGGTGCAGGCTTCCTTGGAGGTATTAAAAATGTTTTTAGTGCAATTAGTAAGTTTGGTGGGGCACTAACTGGACTATCAAGAGTAATATTTAGATTTATTCCATATGTTGGCTGGGCATTCCTAGCCTTTGAAGCATTCCAATTCTTGTCTAAAGAGATAGAGAAGAGCCAGCAAAAGATAACAGGTCTTGGAGATGTAGCAAGACTAACCGCAGACAAGTTGTCTAAAATTGGAAATGCATTTGGATTTGATCCTGCAAAGCCAACTGACTTTGGAGCAAGAGTTGGAACATCTGATAGTAGTGCAGGAACTGGAGACGTTCAGACAGGAAGAGAAAAGTTGCTTTCTGGATACGAAGGAGATACTCCAGAAGACCAGTTTAAGAAGTTTAAAGAAGATTATCAGGCAGAAATCAACGGACTAAGTGAGGCAACTACAGAGCAGGCAACTAGAGCACTTTCTAGTACCGCACGTCAGCTATATGCTTCTGGTGCCACACAAGAAGCAGTTGACGCAACCATTAGGGCACTTATTGATTCAGTAGAAGGAAATCCAGAACTTGCAAAGGTAGATGCAGGCAAAATTATTGGAAATGTCTTTGACCCAACTAAGCCAGAATCTCTTCAGGCAATCAAAGATGCAGCTAAGACATCAGTAGATACGCTAACCTCATCGCTTGATGCCTATCGTAAAGCTAATCCTGATATTGGTAAAGATACATCATCTGATCTATTTGGTGGAATGTTTAATTCCCCAGGTGTTGCATATACTCCAGGTTTAGGTGCAGGTGTAGCAAACGACGCACCAAAGCCAGAGTTTGATACTAATACAATTAAAGAAATGAATATCTTGGCAGCAGAAACTGCAACATCTGCAGATGCTCTCTATCAAGCATTTAGTCTTGGGTCAATCGGTGCAGATGAGCTTATGCAATCTGTAGATGGTCTAATATCTCCAATTGAAGCACTTGGAGAAGATGTTCAGGCAAAACTAGTTCCACTGCTAGTTGATCAGCTAGGACCTACATTTAAAGATCAGACTAAAGATATCAAAAACTATGCAGACGTTCTATATATGGCAAAATATGTCATGGCTGGTGGGGTCATTACGGAAGAGCAACTCAATAAGATTAAGAGTGGGTCAAGTGCAGTTAGTATTCTGGGTGGTACTTATGGAGATTTGGCAATACAAACTGAAAATGCTCGCAAGGCTGAAGAAAAGAGACAGGCTGCTGTAGACAATGCTGCTTATGTAAAGGCACAGATTAGTGGTGTGCAGGATCAAATTAACTCATACAACATATTGAGAGATGCTGGCTTTAGTGCAGCAGAAGCATTGGCATTTACTAATGATGAAACAATTAGATCTGCAGTTCTTGCTGCTGGGTCTGCTGCTGCCCTTGGTGATCTAAAGGACAAACTTGTTGAGCTGTCTGGACTTCAGGCAAAGTGGAGTAAGATTAGTGGTGCAGGTGCTGGTGGAAAAAAGAGTCCATTCCAAGAAGCTGTAGACTCACTTAAGGAGCAAAAGACAACTATTACTAATGCAGCATCTGCATATTCTAAGCTTCGTAAGGCCAACATGAATGTTGCAACTTCTTGGAAATATGCTAATGATGCAACAGTTGCTGCAGGACTTGCATCTGCAAAGACAACAACACAGATTAAAAAGATTGTTGCTGCTATTAAAGAACTTGAAAAGCAAACTGCAAAAAATGCATGGGGCAACTTCACTAAGCAAACAGAGGCTGCAAAAACAGCACTCGCTAATCAGTCAAAGATGGCTACTATTCTTGGTAAGATTGGTGCGTCTGCTGAAGAAATTGACGCACTGATCAATGATGAGAATTTGGCTGCAGGTTTTAAGGCTGGAACTGTAACAGCAAAGCAGCTAGAGGAAGCACTAAAGAAAATTCGTGCAAATGCAGACATTGAGCTAAAGATAAAGATGGCTACCCCAGAAGGAATGCAGTCTATTTTTGATGATGCCTACAGCAAGGTTCAAGAAGCTTTCTCAGCTCAAGAGACTCAGATTACACTCGACTTTAAGCTTGGAACAAACCTGAGCGGTGCAAACAAGGATCTTATTAACACTGATAAAATTGATAAGGTAATTGCTGATGCAGAAAGTCAGATTGCTGATATCAACTATCAGATTGATGATTACGAAGCAGGTATACAGCAAATTGCATGGCAGGAAGAGGCTATCAATGATAAGTACGACGCTAGAGGAAAAGCACTAGACAAGATTCAAAGAGTAAATGATGCAATTAGCCGTCAGAATAAGGCTCAGCTAACTATTGCTGATGCACTATCACAAGGTGACATTGCAGCTGCAGCAAAGGCTATTGAAGATGCAAGAGCAGAAGATGCTGCTGCAGCGATTGATGCTCAAAAGCAAGCATTGGATACTGCTAAGGAGCAAGAGCTTGCTGCACTAACTGATGCACAGGGAAGAACTAGACAGCAGCTAGAGGCATCAATTCTTGAACTAAAGAAGCAAATCTTTACAATTGAAGAGCAAACACTTGAGCCAGCACAAAAGGCTGCTTCTGAAGCAGCAAAACTTAAGCAGGCAGCAATTGATTCAATTACTGTTCTTGGTAAAAATAAAGATGAGTGGGAAGCTATCAAGAATAAAATTGATATGGCACGAGTTAATAGTGATAAGTATAAGACTGCCATCAAGAAGGCTCTTGATCTTGTTACAGACATAGTTGCTAAGTGGAGCGGACTTGATGGTAAGGTCATAACAACAACACATGTAATCAATACTGTAACTAATTCTTCTGGAGGGTCTGGGGGCTCAGGAGGTTCTGGTGGATCTGGCAACGGCAACAAAGATAATAGTAAAGATGACAATAAGGGCAAGGTTACAACGCCACAGCCATACACAACAAAGCGTTATATTGGAAGCACACTTGAAAATGTTCGTGTAACACCAGCACACTATGAGGGTTCAACCTTTGTTAAGGAAAAGGTTGAGATTATTAAGCCAACTAAGAAAGCTGGTGGTGGAATGATTAACTGGAAGCCATCTGGCACTGACACAGTTCCTGCAATGCTTACACCTGGAGAATTTGTCATGAAGAAATCAGCTGTTGGCAAGTATGGTGTTGGGATGATGAAGGCAATTAATAGCGGAAGATTTGTACCAGAAATGTCTGCACCATCAGTAATGAAGCCAGTAGATGTTGGAACTTCTTCAGTTTCTAATGGTCAAAACTCTATGGTAAACAACAACTCGACAGTGTATAATTATAACCTAAGCGTTAATGTTTCATCTTCTAATGCAGGGGCACAAGAGATTGCTAACGCTGTTATGGGCAAGATTCGCTCAGTTGATTCACAACGAGTAAGAGGAGTTAGGATTTAATGTCAACACAGACATATATGAGCGGTAGGAAGAAATACTCTCGCCCACATGCAATGATGTGGTCCAAGCAGCCTCCACTAATTGTCAATGGAAAGTATGTGCCATACGGACTTGAGGTAAATGATGCAGTTACTAGTAATACATCTCAAGCACTTAAAGATCAGTTTTTAATTTTGTCTGATGATAATAGACAACCACTGTCTTTTAAAACAGATAGAATTCAGACAAGAAAGCGTATGGTTAATGGACAGATGCGTTCATATCATATTGCTGATAAGCTAAACATATCTGTTTCTTGGGACATGCTTCCATCACGAGGTTTTGCCACATACCCAAATTTTAATTCAGATACTGGTCAGCCTGACCCATCTCTAATTGCAGCACAAATCATTACTACAGATGGTGGTGCTGGCGGTGTTGACATGCTAGATTGGTATGAAAATAATCCAGGCTCATTCTGGGTATATCTATCTTACGATAAGTACAGCGATTTTCCAAAAGATCAGTTTAGATTTGATAGACTGGGAGAGTATCCACAAGCACTAGAGATGTACATATCTTCATTTGACTATGAGGTGGTAAAGCGTGGCGGTAACCATGACTTGTGGAACATATCAATCTCCCTAGAAGAGGTATAATGTTTGGTAATAAAACACTGCTATCACATCTTGAAAAATCTTCAAATGTAAGCATATCTTCTTCTATATTTGCAGAGTGGAACATGAACATTCCACAAAATTTTGCTAAGATTGGTAACTATAGATATCGTCCAAACGATACAACATCTATCTACAGGCACATAGTTTCTAGCTATGATAAGTATGATGCTGGCAATTTCTACACTGGTGCAACAGATGCAGACGTTACTATTGACGGTGGATTTGATAATTCAGATTTGCCATTGGCATTTACTCAGCCAAAGGAACAGGTAAAGCTTCTATTCTCACTAGAGGAATGCTTTGGAAAGTTTAGGCCACGCTCTGGCATCAATAAGGCAAAGTATTTTTCTGATCGCTACTTCCACTATAGCGATAAAGATATAGCAAAGCGTCCAAGGTATTACATTTCAACAAAGAATGATGCTTTTAAGTACTGGACTTCTGATCGAAATGAAAACGGAATTCGTGGAATATCTTATCCAGTAAAGAATGGAAACACAACATCATATCTTATTGACGATGCAGCTCCTTTTATTGTGTATAATGAAAGCATTCCAGCTAACAGGATTGTAGTTAAGATGCAAACTCATGTTGGCACAATTAACAAGGGTCCGTTTGTTTCTCAGTCTGGTGGTACCCTTGCTGATCCATTTTATGGTCAGGAAAATAGTAAAACACCAAATAAGTGGAAGATTCAGTATTTGGATGAAAATGATACATGGGTAGATGCAGTGTCATTCTTGCCAACAGATAAGAGAATTGATGGCTCTTCAATTATTGGTCCAGACGGCCACGTTGAGATTTACTATGGACTAACAATCCCAGATGAGTATGCTAATATTTTTAATTATAAGCGTACATTTGTTTCTAATCAAATGATTCCTACAGATCCTGCCATAGGCTCAGCATATTTGGTTAAGTCTACACAGCAAGATCCTGGCACATTCTATATCTATACATCAGCAGGGTACAAAACATTTGCTGCAAAGTATGGGTGGACATTGCTAGATTCACAAGTAATTGATTACAGAAACTCAATCAATGTAACTGATTCGAAAGAATACTTTGCTGACTCACTAACTGGTAAAAAGAATTATTCAAAGTATCAGCATATCCGTGGATTACGTGTTGCTATAGAACAAATGAACACCAACTCTTCCTCATTTGATCTTATTGAGCTATCTCCAAGACTAGTTGTTGATTTTACTGGCATGACAGAGTCAGCCTCTGTTACAAAAAGCTTGTCTGACCTAGGAAACAGCGGTATGCCAGTAGGACAGCTATTGGCATCAGTTGGAAGCATAAGCCTATTTGACTATAATGAAGTCTTTAATGAAAACAATAAAGATAGCGTTATTGCAAAATATCTAGATCAGATCATTAAGTTTTTAATTTATGAAAAGATAACCGATAAAAGTGGCAACCAATATATGGTACCAATTAAAACTATGTATTCTGCAAACAGGCCATCAATTTCTGCCACAACCAGAAGCGTAGAGATTGAACTTAGAGATCTTACATTTTGGCTAGAGCAATCAATGGCACCAGAACTATTGCTAGTAGACGTTTCAATGAGCGTTGCTGTATCAACACTTCTAGACTCAATAGGTTTTGCTAACTACAAGTTCTTAAGAATAGAGGGAGAGAACGATCTAATAATCCCATACTTCTATACTACAAGTGAACAGTCTGTGATGCAAGTTCTTCAAGATATTGCAATTTCTGCACAGGCAGCCATGTTCTTTGATGAAGAGAATAATTTAGTAATAATGTCTAAAAACTACTTGCTTCCAACATCAACATCTCCAAGAGCTACAGACATGATCTTGAGTGGAGAAAAGACAGACCTAATTGATGCAAATATTGAAGATATCTCTATGCAAGATTCAAAGGTGTTTAATGGTGGGGCAGTTAACTTCCAAGAAAAGTACATACAAAGATCTTATGGTTCAATTAAGCAAGCATCTATGATTGATAGAAATAAGACATGGATATATAAGCCAGCATTGCTATGGGAGGCCTCTGGCTCTCTGAACACTAAATCACAAAATGGTGAGCTAACAAATCAGTCAGCATATTCTTTGGCTGCAATACCACTTAACTCAAATCTTTCTAGCGAACCACCAACTGTAGTTAATGGCTCAATAATTAATAATATCCTTGATTTTGGAGAGGGCGTATACTTTATCACCAGATACAATGGATACTTCTTTGCCAATGGAGAGATCATTAGGTACGATGCTGTAGAGTATAGTATTTCTGGGTTGACCTCTCCAGTTTGGATTCAGAGCACACAAGAATACTCAAACTACTTCCAGGAACTAAAGTTTGGTGGCACAATGTTCCCTACTGGTCGTGTTCGTATATATTGTGAACCAAAATACGAAACAGTTAATGGTGTAACAAGATTTAAGGATGGTCCAGTTAATAAGCATGGTCGTGGACAGTTTGGCACACAGATTCAGTCACACGAAGCTGGCCTCAGCTCAACTTGGACAAATTCAGATGGATCAAATCCAACACGTGGATGCAAGATGTCGTTTGCTGACCTACTGTCATTTGATGAATCAACCGCACAGGCAAAAAGCAAGTCTTTGACTGTTGGTGCTGCTGGATTGGCAAACTCATCAGTTGCTAATGCAAGTCGTAATGGCATTATAAGAAACTCGCTAAGCGGTAATTATAAAACTGATGCTCAAATAAATCAGCTAAAAGTTACAGAGGTGGGCACTGTTCAGTCGTCTGCATTAGTTTTTGATGGTCCAACATTTACAACAGACTTAAAGGCAACTGATCACATTAGCTATATTCCAAAACAGCTTAATAGACCATATTCTCATTTTGGAACTAGGCTACGAATTATTGGAAAAGCTGAGAATGGAACTAATAAGCTGCAAACACCAAATGGCTCAATGGGATACTATCAGGATGGTAAGGTTGGTGGTGCATCTGGTGGCCTTGCAGTACTGCTAAACTCTCAGACTAATAACGGATACTACTTTGAAATTATGGCACTAACTGGAGATACAGTTCTTGGCGAAGAAGAGGTTGTCTTAAATAATCTTGTATTTTATAAAATTAAAGCTGATTCATCTGGTAATGCAGTACCAGTTAGACTGTGGTCTGGAATTGCAAATGTCGTGGTAGACTCTGGTAATTTTGCTGGTCAGTCTAGAATTACTGCACAGCAGAACCCATCTATCTATGATCTAGCAATAGAATATGAGGAAGTAGACAAAAGATCAACCAGAAGATTCTATCTATACATAAACAATAAGTGTGTTGCGATTGTTGACGATACAGATCCTCTTCCAGCATATCAAGGTATTGCACCATTTATTCGTGGTACATCTAGAGTAATGTTCGAAAACATCTATGCCCTATCTAAAAAGTATTCTGTTGATACCACTAGCAGCCTCTCAACTCCACTGAACTCAGTATTTGGAGATTCGTCAGTTGATGTGTCAGAGTCACTAAGGACCTATGCTCTAAGCGGTGCAGTTCAAAAAACCTATTTGTCAGACATCAATGGACAGCAAGGACCTGGCTATGACATATACTTTGAAGAGTTCGGAACAATCATGCGTGAGGCTGCATACTTTAATATTAAGTTTGATAAAGCATATCCTGCTCTAAGTGCTAAGATTTCTCCAACATTTGGAAAGGTTAGAGGCTATACAGTGTCTGGTTTTATGCCAAATGCTTATGGTGCGGAATTCCTAGTGTTTAATCATACAGATACAGTTATCAGTCTTGATGAAACTACTGGAAACTATCTTAGAATCCAGGGTGTAACCTTTACACAAAATTCAGACAGAAAGCTAACCCTTGACGACTACTACAAGCACAATAGCGATTTGTCAAATGTTGACTTTGTAACAACTGGCACAAACTCTCCATTTAAGATGGAAAAGGAATACTTTGATATTCGTGCAAGTCGTGCAACATATGGTACAAACGAATTTTCTATCAATGCAAAATATATCCAAAACGAAGACGCTGCACGTGACCTGCTTGGCTGGGTAATTTCAAAAACAATTAAGCCTAGAAAGGCGATTGGTATGTCTGTGTTTGCTGGCTCTGTTTTGCAGTTGGGAGATATTGTGCAAATATTCTGGACTAATAATTCTGGTACAGATCAGCTTGTAGATAGAAACAAAAAGTTTGTAGTTTACAGTACTGAATACAGCATTAGCCCAGATGGACCTAGTACAATTGTTTATGTTAGTGAGGTGTCATAATGGCAAAAGCTTCAGAATCTGGCGGAAAGTCAAAGTCTAATTCGGTTGCAAAACCACTGCTACCGCTTTTAAATAATGTTAAGACTGGTGTTCCAGCTTCTCTTAAACCACCGTCACAATCAGTTAAGTATGCAACTGCTGATTCAGCTAGATACGCAGCACAAGAACAAGCTGCAAAAAATGCAAAAATTTCTCCAACCAATATAGCAGATAGCACTGACAGAAAACAGCAGGCAGCCCAACTGACAAAGGCAAAAGCAGCACAGGCAGCTTTGTCTAAACTTACTGGCGGACAAAAGCTTAACGATGCAGAAAAAAAGATTTTGAACATTAAAAGTCCTGCTAAAAAAGATACAAAGCCAACCACCAAAAAGCCTACAACTAATACAAAAAAGAAAAAGGTTGTAAATAATACCACTGCAAATTCTGGTAATTCTAGCGGTACTGGTTCGTCTGATAGTACTGATAGTTTTGATGATAATGTGACTGGAGTAGGTTCTGTACCAGATTCTCCATCTCCAAGCGTAACTCAGGAAGACCCAAAGACATATAAACCAGCTTCCCCAGACCTAATTATGCTTGAAGAAGAAGCATTCCCAGTAGAAGTAATCACAGACCTACTGTTTGAGGATATTGGTGGGACTGAGATTCTAAATTTTGCTAGACATGACCTAATAAGCGGTATAGATATTAAGTATCAGCAAATATCCAACCTTGCCAAGATAGACACTATTTACGGTGGTGCCAATCTAATTGCTCTTCAGAATACATCAGAGCAAGTGTTTAAGAAGTACCCACTAGGAAGATATGACTTTACTCCAGAAATAACGGATGATCCATCTGGATTTAATAGCCCAGTCTACCTTGACGCAGCAGGAAATTTGGTAGTTGAGTTAAAGAATATTGATAACTCGTATCAGATTGAGATTGAGTTCCAATCAGCCAAGACTAATGATATAATATATTGAGGTAAAAACATGATAACCAATAAAGGCCAGCAGCTAATTACAAAGTATATGATAGGACAGGCAAACTCATATGCTTCGCATATTGCTGTTGGTTGTGGGCCAATGCCATATACCAATCAGTCAACCGTGTCTCAGGCTGAAATTGCACAGCAAAGGCTAAAGCAAAATCTTGACTTTGAAATGTTCAGGGTTCCAATTACCTCAAGAGGCTATGTCACTGAGGAGTCTGGATCAGCAACAATCTCTGGGGCAACTATTGCTAATGGAATTGTGACATATACCACATCTAGCAACAACTTTATAACTGGAGACCGTGTAACTGTTTCAGGAATCACTCCGTCTCAGTTTAATGTATCTGATGCGATTATTATTGATTCTTCTCCAACTAGTTTTGCAATCAAAAATGCTGTAACTGGTTCCTATGTTTCAGGCGGTATTGCTAAGACTTACTATACAGACATTGTTCTTACAGCAGAGCTGCCAACAGAAGAAAGATATGAGATTACAGAGGTTGGACTATTTTCTGCTCAGTCAAACCCAGATGCAGGATCTTATGACAGCAGAACAATATATTCATTTTCTCAAAACGAAAACTGGCAGTATCACGGAACCACTGTAGATCCAATTCCAGTTATCTATACGCCACTAGACACAAATCAGGCAAACGTGCTAGATGGAACTTATACAGTTAATGGCGTTCCTAAAGATTGTAAGGTTATCCACACAAATGCTGACAACACCTTGTTCGCTAATGAAAACAGAATTAGAAGATATGAGACTTGCAGATATCTAAATAACATTATTGCAATGCGTGGAAATGTTTCAGATCTATCATATAGTTCAGTTACAAAACGTATAACGTATAATTCTGGAGATCACATACACCTCAATAATGTTAGATTAAACTTTGACAAAAATTCACCATCTGATGAAATTAGACTTGCTTTCTCTGTAATCAACAAGCGAGGCAGCGAACTAGAAAATCCATCAGAGATTAATCTGCTTCTTGAATTTGCGGTATCAGACTCAACAAACTCTGACTCCGCTAAGTTCGAAGTTCACTTGTCTGCAGCAGACGTTGACTTTACAAATAATAGATATTTTGTGGTTTCTAAAAAGCTTAGTGATCTTGCTACAACAAGAGACTTTTCTTGGAGCCAGGTAACAAACATTAAGGTTTTTGCATCTGCAAAAGATGTTGATGGAGATGTAACAGATTTGTTCTACATCTGCCTAGACGCTCTAAGACTTGAAAATACACAAACTATCAATCCGCTTTATGGTATGTCTGGGTACTCTGTTATCAAAACTTCTAGTGGTACAACAATCAAAAAGCTGGAGAATACAACTAACTATATTGAGTTTAGGTTTGGCGTAGACATATAATGGCAAACAAAAAGAACAAGGTTGACAAATTATCTTTGCCACTGGTCAATGCTGAGAATAAATATTTAGTTAGATATCGTGTAGTTTTAGACAAGACCAAGCCATCAGATTGGTCAAATATTTATGCTATTCCTGCAAAAGCAGTTTCAGTCGTAAATGGAGTTACAAAGTACACAAATGGCATTATAAATATTGCCTGGGAAAATACAAATGATTTGCCAAAGTATGACATTTTTATAAAGACTACATCTGGTGGAACTTATGTATATCATGGAAGTACGATTTCGCCTAATTATACTGTAATTCCCACAACTGGATCAACATACGCTGGGGTATTGGTTCAGGCAGCATCATATGATAGAATAGTATCTAGCGTACTAAAAGTTTATGAAGGATCAGACAGCTGGTCTTAATAGGAGGAAATAATGACAAATATTGTTAGAACACCCAGTGCAGGTCAACCTATTGATGCCACCTATCTTCTTGAGTTGGCAAATGCAATTAATAGTCTTGCAGGCAACATCTCTAGCTCACCAACCATGAAACTTACAAGCATCAACACCCCATCTGCTGGAGTGCAAACTGTCAAAACATCAGAGGCATGTTTTGTCGGTGGATATGTTGAGGTTTCTAGTGGAAACGTAGCAGCTGGTACTGCTGTGAAGTGGGACTACTCATTCCCATCATACTTTAAGTATCCCCCAATCGTTACTGCAACTCCTATAAGCGTTTCTGGTGCAGACGCTGGGTCTGGAGTAAGCGTAATGATTAAGTCTGTTGGTCAGAATCTAGTAAGCGGTACTGTGACATTTTCTGGCACTGGAAGTTTGACTGTAGGACTAAATCTTATTATTATTGGCATACCAAACTAAGATTGAAAATGGAAAAGAAGCCACATCGTTTGGGGGCTATGTCTCGTGAAGAGTATAACAATGCCCCAGTTATCCCTGGAAGCAAGAAGGTATACTTTTTGAACGGTGATCTAGTCAGAGTACATCATCTAAATAGATCTAATGGAATCATGTCTGTTTATAACATTATACAAGACAGGATTGAAAGCTGCCTTATTAGTGATTTTAAAAAGAATAGAGAGCGAGCATTTACAGTTGGCGAGACTGCTAGTTTAGTTAATCGTCATAAAAAGTATATGCCATCTCTAGTCAGAAGAGGCATTGTTCCACCTGCTATGGGGTCTCAAAAGGGTGGTAAGACTGGCTGGCAAGTTAGATCTTATTACTCAGAGTCGCAAGTTTTTGAACTTCGTGATATACTGGCTTCATACCACATTGGTGGTCCAAGAAAAGACAAGTTAATAACTAACAATATAACTCCGACACGCCAAGAGTTGACAAGGCGTATGGGAGATGGTATACTAACATATACAAAAACAGAAGATGGCAGATTCATTCCAGTATGGTCTGAGTCTATATAGTAAGGAAAACGGGTATGGAAAACGAAAACACTAAAGTTGGTGTAACTCTTGGTTACACTTTGAATCTGGGTAATTTCCAGTCATTGAGGATTGACCTTAATGTTATTGATAACAAGCGTGAGGGCGAAAGCATTAATGAAGCTTTTGATCGTGTCTACTCTTTCGTAGAGACAAAGCTTGCAGAAAAAGTTACAGAAGCAAAGTCTGAAGTCGAATAATGGCTGAACGCAAAGACCGCATGGCTTTGCTTAGTCGTTACTCTAAATTGCACACACAGCGATTTGAGCAAAAGCCTACACTAAATTTAAATGTAGAGCAATGGGCTGCAGATGCTCTCATTGAGTCATATGGTATGCCAGCATGCTATGATTTGTTAGAATATTATTTTTCTGTTGCACAGAATCCCACATGGAAATATTTTGCAAATTATGCACATGATATAATTGAAAAACAAGAGCAGCAAAAGATAGACGAACAAGAAAGAAAACAACGTAGAGAAATGGCAAGGAAGTGGCTAAGTGAATAATACAGAAGCAAAAGTAATATCAGCCGTACTTGCAGACAAGCAGATGCATGTTCTTCTGCAGGCAAACGTAGAGAATATCTTAAAGACACACAAAGACATCTGGAACTTTATTCGTCTATACTTTGAGCAGAATGCATCAGTACCACCAGCATCTTTGGTTGTAGAAAAGTTTCGTGACTTCTCTCCAGTTGATGGTGTTGGTGCAACAAAGCATCACCTAGAAGAATTACAGTCAGAGTACATGACTGATAGCCTCAAGGATATTATCCGCAATGCTGCAGCTGACGTACAGGCAGACAAAGGCATAGAGGCACTAGAAGCAATCATCTCAAAGACATCTGAGCTTCGCAAGAACACTGCTGCTATTCGTGATATTGATGCAACTGATCTAGAATCTGCAATCGCATATTATGAAAATGTAAAGAAGCAGGCAGAACTTGGCTTGTCTGGAATAAAGACTGGCTTGCCAGGATTTGACAATTACCTACCTGCTGGAATTATGCCAGGACAACTTGGCGTTATGCTTGCATATCCAGGTATTGGTAAGTCATGGCTGTCGCTATATTTTGCGGTACAGGCATGGAAGCAGGGCAAGTCACCAATGATTGTGTCCCTTGAAATGAGTGAGACAGAAGTACGTAACCGTGTATTTGCTATTATGGGTGAAGGGCTTTGGTCACACAGGAAGCTTTCGTCTGGACAAATTGAGATTGATGATCTAAAGTCTTGGCACCAAAAACATTTGCAGGGTAAGCCAGAATTCCACATCATCTCAAACGATTCGGGTGGTGAAGTTACTCCATCAGTATTGCGTGGAAAGATTGATCAGTACAAGCCAGACTTTGTTGTAGTTGACTACCTACAACTCATGAGTCCTAATCAGAAGTCTGATAATGAAACTGTTAGAATGAAGAACCTATCTCGTGAACTAAAGCTTATGGCAATTGCTGAAGAAGTCCCAATTATTGCAATCTCATCTGCAACACCAGATGATGTTACAAAGCTAGATACTGTACCTACTCTTGGCCAGACTGCTTGGTCACGTCAGATTGCGTATGATGCTGACTGGGTACTTGCTTTGGGTCGTGGAACAAATAGTGATATTATTGAATGTGTATTCCGAAAAAACCGTAATGGTTTTATGGGAGAGTTTATGGTTCAGGCAGACTTTGACAGAGGCTACTACAGATACAAAGACTTTGAGGATAACTAATGTATACGACAGATCAGATTAAAAAGGTTTTGATTGGTTCTGGCATAACTGTAGAAAAAGAAGTTGATACAGACTTTATTATCTTCTGTCCATTTCATGCTAATAATCGCACACCTGCTGGCGAAGTAGACAAGAATACTGGAAAGTTTTTTTGCTTCTCATGTCACCATGTTGCAGATCTAGTAGAGGTAGTGATGCATACTACTGGACGTACATACTTCGAATCCGCACGTTTCATAAAGTCAAGAGAGGGCTTGTCCTCAATAACAAATGATATTGAGAAAAAGCTAATCACTATTCCAGACTATGTGCAGTATGACCAGGTGCTAATTAAGCGTCTAAATGTTCAAGCATTAGATTCTCACAGGGCAATGCAGTATTTTGCAGGTCGCTCAATTACAGAGGCATCTGTTAAGAAATTCTTGCTAGGCTATTCTGAAAAGCAAGACATGGTAACTATTCCTGTGTCTGCTCCAGATGGAATGGAAGTGGGATTCGTTGGTAGATCAATTGAGGGTAAGGATTTTAAGAATACTCCTGGCCTACCAAAGTCAAAAGTTTTGTTTAACCTACATAGAGTAAAAACATCGAATAGGGTATACGTTGTTGAGTCATCATTTGATGCAATTCGACTAGACCAGGTTGGTCTGCCTGCAGTTGCTACACTTGGTGCAAATGTATCAACCAAACAAATAGAACTTCTTCGCAAATACTTTAATTCAGTATTTGTTATCGCAGATAACGATGAAGCTGGTGGTAACATGAAAGATAAGATTGTTGAAAATCTTAAGTCCATGGTCACCGTAATCAAGTTAGATAGCAAATACAAAGATATTGGAGACATGAACGACGAAGACATAAAAAGGCTAGATATGTCATTTGACAAATCAATAATGGCCATGCTACAATAATAAACACAAACAAACAATAAGGAGAACACCATGGGTGTAATTAAAGGGCTAAAGGATATCAACGCAATTCTTGATAAGCCAAAATTTGAAGGTACAGGAACAAAAGTCCGTTGGGTAAAGCTTGCGGATGGTCAGTCTGCAAAGATTCGATTCGTAGAAGAGCTTGATGAGGATTCAGCAAACTACTCTGCAGATCGTGGTCTTTCTGTAGTTATTGCACAGCACACTAATCCAAAGGATTACAAGCGTATGGCTGCTTGTACTATGGAGACTGAGGGTCGCTGCTTTGCATGTGAGATGGCTCGCAAGGAGCCAAAGGCAGGATGGCGTTCAAAGCTTCGCTTTTACTGCAACGTTCTAGTTGAAGACGGCTTGGAGCCAGCATATGTTGCTGTATGGTCACAGGGTGTCACTAAGCAATCAGCATTCAATACAATTCGTGAGTACGCACTTGAGACTGGGTCTATCTCTAACCTTGAGTGGAAGCTAAAGCGTAATGGTCAGGGAACTGAAACCAACTACACTCTTCTTCCAACCAAGCCAGATTCAGAGCCTTTTGCATGGGGCGACTATGAATTCCACAACCTAGAAAAGGTTGTTCGTGAGGTACCATACCCAGAGCAGGAAGCATTCTACTTTGGATTTGATACTCCATCTGTAACTTCTACCAACGTTGAGTGGTAAGAGATATAGATGTCATATATTGGTCTACACGTACACACTCACTATTCACTATTTGATGGCATTGCTACGCCAGAAGAATATGTGGATCGTGCCCTAGAGTTGGGCATGCCTGCTATCGCAATTACTGACCACGGTTCTCTTTCTGGGCACCGTGAGATGTATCGAATTGCAACTGAGAAGGGCATTAAGCCAATCCTTGGTATTGAGGGATACATTACTCAAGATCGTTTTGATCAGCGTAGTAATGATGTTAGAGATGGTCTGCTTGACCTTGTCTATAACCACATTATCATTCTTGCTAAAAACAAGAAGGGTCTAGAGAATCTAAACAAGCTAAACGAAATTGCTTGGACTGAAGGATTCTTCAAGAAGCCACGTATAGACTATGAGGTGCTAGAGAAGTACTCAGAGGGACTCATCGTTACCTCTGGGTGCTTGTCTGGTGCACTTGCAAAAGCTATTGAAGCTGAAGAGCTTGCAGAGGCTAAGCGTATTATTGAGTGGCACAAGCGAGTCTTCAAAGACGACTTCTACATTGAAGTTATGCCACACAATCCTGCAGAGGTTAACAAGCAGTTGCTTGAACTTGCAGATGAATTTGGTGTAAAGCCTGTTGTAACTCCAGACTGCCACCACTCACACACTGGGCAGAAAGAAATCCAGGAACTTAAGTTAATCCTAAACACTTATAGCAACAAGACACAAAAGGATGTTACTTATGAGAAGTCTCTAAAGTATGACAACCTAATGGACCGTTTGGACTACCTATATGGTGCAGACCGTCAGATGTCTTTCCGCAATTTTGAGATTCACTTGCTATCAGACGAAGAGATGCACAATGCTATGAAGACACAGGGCATTGACCGTGAAGATATGTATGAGTCTACTCGTGAGATTACTAATAAGGTTGAAGACTATAATATCAAAGATCACCTAGACCTATTACCAGTGCAGTATCAGAATCCAGACAAAGAGCTTCGTGAGCTTGCTTTGGCAGGACTTAAAGAGCGTGGCCTAGAGACACAGGAATACCTAGATCGTCTAGAGGAAGAGCTTAAGGTTATTGGAGACAAGAACTTTGGTCCATACTTCCTAGTTGTACGATCTATGATTGCATGGGCTAAGAAAGAGGGCATCATGGTAGGACCAGGTCGTGGTTCTGCTGCTGGCTCACTACTTTGCTATGCCCTAGGTATTACAGACATTGATCCAATCGTTCATGGCCTACTATTCTTCCGCTTTATTAACCCAGAGCGTAATGACTTCCCAGATATTGATACGGATATCCAAGACTCACGTCGTGAAGAAGTAAAGGACTATCTGGTTCGTCAGTATAAGCATGTTGCCTCAATTGCAACATTCTTGCAGTTCCGTGGCAAGGGTATGGTTCGTGATATTGCACGTACACTAAACGTACCACTAGCAGATGTTAACAAGGTCTTGAAGGTCGTTGATGACTGGGATGACTACTGTACCTCCAAGCAGTCAGCATGGTTCCGTGAGAAGTATCCTGAGATTGAGACATATGGAGAACTACTCCGTGGTCGCATTCGTGGTACTGGTATTCACGCTGCTGGTGTTGTTACATCTAAGCAACCTATCTTTAAGTTTGCACCATTGGAGACACGTACATCTCCAGGCAACAAGGAGCGTATCCCAGTTGTGGCGGTAGACATGGAAGAAGCAGAACGTATTGGTCTAATTAAGATTGACGCACTTGGTCTAAAGACTCTATCAGTATTGCGTGACACACTTGATATTATTGAAGAACGTCACGATAAGAAGATTGATCTTTTGTCAGTTGATATGGATGATAAGAATGTTTATCAGATGCTGTCTGATGGATATACTAAGGGCGTATTCCAATGTGAAGCAACACCATATACAAATCTTTTGATTAAGATGGGTGTAAAGAACCTAGCAGAACTTGCTGCATCAAATGCTCTAGTTCGCCCAGGTGCTATGAATACTATTGGTAAAGATTACATTGCTCGAAAGCATGGTCGCCAGAATATTGCATATCACCACACGGTAATGAAGTCATTTACTGCAGAAACCTATGGATGCATTTTATATCAGGAACAGGTTATGCAGGCCTGTGTTGAGCTAGGCGGTATGTCAATGGCTGAGGCTGATAAGGTTCGTAAGATCATTGGTAAGAAGAAGGATGCTAAAGAGTTTGATCAGTTCAAGGACAAGTTCGTAGAGGGTGCATCAAGATTTGTTAGCCCTAATGTTGCGATGGAACTATGGACAGACTTTGAGGCTCACGCAGGATACTCATTTAATAAGTCACACGCAGTAGCATACTCTACACTGTCATACTGGACAGCATGGCTCAAGTATCACTACCCACTAGAGTTTATGTACTCTATCCTAAAGAATGAAAAGGATAAGGATGCACGTACAGAGTATCTTATTGAGACAAAGCGTATGGGTATTCCTGTAAAGTTGCCACACGTCAATGATTCAGATGCTGACTTCAAGATTGAGGGCAAGGGTATTCGATTTGGGCTAACTGGAATCAAGTATATTTCTGACAATATTGCACAGAAGTATATGGCTGCTCGTCCATTTAACTCATACAAAGAACTTGAGGAGTTTACCTTTACAAAGGGTAATGGTGTGAATAGTCGTGCACTTCAGGCAATGCGTGTGGTTGGGGCTGCAACGTTCCAAGACAACCCACGTAACGATGATGAGATTCGTGAAAACCTATATGAGTATCTAAACTTGCCAGAGTTTAATATCTCAGTACCACAGCACTACCATGCCTTTATTAGCGATGTGGAAGAGTTTGAGGAAAAGGGATCCTTTATCCTGATGGGAATGGTTAAGACTATTAAGCGTGGCAAGGGGTGGTCACGTGTAGAAATTCTAGACAAAACAGGAAGTGTAGGTATTTTTGATGAAGAACAGTCTACAATCGAAACTGGAAAGACATATCTTATTTTGGCTAGCGATAATCGCATTACTGAGGCCATCCAGATTGATGAGGTTGGTAAGATTGATTCGGCACTTATAAAATACCTTAACTATAAACAACTTCCATATAAGGAAGAAGAGATGTATGTAGTCTCATTTAAGCCACGCATTACTAAGGCTGGCAAGAAGATGGCTACACTAACACTAGCTGATGCATCTAGAGATTTGCATCCAGTAACAGTATTCCCTACTGCGTTTGCGAAAGCATACATGAAGATTCAAGAGGGAACAGCGTATAAATTTGACCTTGGCAAAACTAAGGACGGCACAGTGATAATGGAGGATGTACATGCAATTTGATGATTGGGCGGAAGAGCTACACAAGACCGCAGTAGCAAAAGGCTTTTGGCCAGAAGATGTAGATGATATCTTTATCACCAAGCAGCTTATGATGATCGTATCAGAGGCTGTAGAGGTGATGGAGGCTATCAGAAAGGATAAGGGTGAAGATCAGATTGCTGATGAAATGGCAGATATCCTAATTAGAACCTTTGACCTTTATGCAGGACTTGTTGAGCATGGCTATACAAGAACATCTCTAGACTATGCCATGGAAAAGAAAACTAGTTTTAATAAGACTAGACCAGAGAAGCACGGAGTAAAGTTCTAATGACAGTTACAGTAGAAGATGTACTAGCACAGCTTAATCCAAAGCTGAGAAAGAATATCATGGTTGGTGACTCAGTTCCAGCAACAGAGTTTCAGCCTACACCTAGCTATGGTCTAAATCGTGCATTAAATGGTGGCTTGCCATATGGTCGTCAAGTTCTTATCTGGGGATCAAAGTCATCTGCTAAGTCTTCAGTGTGTCTTCAGACAATTGCACTTGCTCAAAAAGAAGGCAAGATCTGTGCCTGGATTGACGCAGAAATGTCATACGATAAGACTTGGGCAGAGCGTTTGGGGGTAGACACCTCAAAGCTAATTGTATCTCAGGCACGTACAATTAACGATATGGTTGATGTTGGTGTGCAGCTAATGGAGGCAGGAGTAGACATCATTGTTGTAGACTCTATCACATCACTACTACCTGCAATATATTTTGAAAAAGACTCTGATGAGCTAAAGCAGCTAGAAAATACCAAGCAGATTGGTGCAGAGGCACGAGACTTTAGCAATGCAGTTAAGATGCTTAACTATGCTAATAATAAAGTAAAGCCTACGCTGCTAATTTTTATTAGTCAGTCTCGTAACAATATTAGTGCTATGTATACTAGCCAGCAGCCTACTGGTGGAACTTCTGTTAAGTTCTACTCATCTACAATCATTAGACTCTTTTCTTCTGAGTCTGATAATCAAGCATTGAAAGGAAAGATTCATGTTGGAGATAAACTCATTGAAGAAAAAATTGGTAGAAGGGTTCGTTGGGACCTACAGTTCTCTAAAACTTCTCCTGCTTTCCAAGGTGGCGAGTATGACTTCTATTTTAGAGGCGATGACGTTGGCGTTGACAGTATTGGTGATCTTGTTGACACAGCAGAGTCACTAGGCATTGTCTCACGTACTGGTGCTTGGTATCAGCTAGAAGACGGCACAAAGGTTCAGGGTAGAGATGCTTTCGTGGCAAGGGTAAAGGAAGACCTAGACCTACAGGATTCTATCAAGGCAAAGCTCAATGGCTAAATACACAGTCTATTCAGGTAAATTCCCATGTCACACATGTAAGGTAGAGGTAACTTCTCTTAGATGCTATCCAGATACTAAAGAACTTACTTGGATGTGCAAAGAGGGGCACATTAGCAAGGTTAGTCTAAATACAAAAAAGAAGAAGGACTATGAGCGAGAGAAGTGAGAGTAAGCGTATTGGTGCCAAGCAGCATAAAAACTCTGGTAGAAATACTAAAAAGGGTGATGCTACGTGGCATAACTTTACTGTTGACTTTAAGGAATACCCAAAAGGCTTTACAGTCAATAAGGATAACTGGGCAAAGGCTGTAACAGATGCTATCAAGAACGGCAATGACCCAGCCATCTTTGTTGTTCTAGGCGAGGGTAATCAGAAGGTACGACTTGCTATTGTTGAGCTTGAGATACTTGAGCAAATGATTGATGGGGTATAATAGTAATATGCAAAAACATGTAAAAGAT